TATTGTCCAGTTCTAGAATCATAAAATGAAAGTCCTCCGCTTGCCATCGCTCTTCTAATGTTTTCCTGTTGGAGATTCTTATCTTGTTCAGCTTTTTTTCTTGCAGCTTCTTGTTGTGCTTGTATTAATTTAGCTACTGATTGTTTTCTTGCTTGGTCTCCAGCCGTAGAGCCTACTCTTGTTTTGTATGAGCTTCTCATTCCACCTATTGCCATTTTTTACCTCCCTAATACTTTCTTGCTTTTGGTAATTTATAAGTTCCGGCCTTCTTACCTATTATCAATGTTAGGTCGGTAAGTTCCATGCTTTCACCTGTGCCGGTCTGGTTTGTATCGTAAATCTCAAATTTAATAGCTTCGCATTTCTGCTTTTCTAGTCCAATTTGATATTGGTATTGCTTATCAGACAACTTAGGTTTTATCGTGTATGTAGTTGACTGTGAATCATCGTAATCATAATAAACCTTAACAATTAAATCATGAGCTGATTTGTATTTTCCGATTATTAAAGATCTCCACACTCTACCAAAGTTTTGAATTCCGGTCACTTTGTACCATGGAGTAATTATTTTAAGTGAATAATTAACTAAATTGTCTTGGTAAATTCCATCTTGAGTTTTATATAATCTGCTATTCTTTAAATATATAACATCATTGCCAAACAAATAGCCATCATTGCCATAAACCCCTGTAAATAAGTCCCATCTATTATTAATGTAATCATAAACAAGAGTCCCTAAAGTTGATAATATAAAGAAAACCTTGCTTTCTTTATCATTGGTAAATGCTGAAACTATTTCATAAGAATTATATCTCTCTACTGGTGCGCCTATGTACTCGATGTTTAAACCTCTATCAAGATTATAAATCCCTTTTTCACTCTTGAACATTACACCCTTAGGAGTGGAAACAACTGAACGAGGAGTTGCACATCCTACGTCTGCGGTAATTCTTTGAGGCTCACTGAAACTAGAATTTCCTCCGGTATCTGATGGGCCATCACCATTAAAAACGTAAATCTCATCTTGTTTAAACAATACAACCTTATCATCAAGTGATGATACAGCGGTAAAGTCATTTAGAGCAAGCTTGTCTTTATCTGATGATAGAAGGTTTAGAAAATCTGAAAAATTAACACCTAGGCCATCAGTGTAATATTTTGAGTAATCTATTCTCCCAGAAGTCTCAGAATTTATAGAAAATATCCTGCTCTTGGAAGCATGAAGGAATTTACTTGGAGGAAGGCTGTCATTAGAAAGAACTCCTCCCTCGGTATAAAGAACTTTATTAGCTATCAAATCTGCGTCTGTTATTATGTCTTGAATAGTTCCAGTAGCGCTACCTTCAACAGATTTATAGCTTATATTTCCATTATTCTCTGTTCTATATAGGATAACCTTGGGAGTGCTTTTTCTTCCTAGATTTGTAAAATTATACTTAATAATTACAAACGCTGCTCCTGCATGAGTAACCTCAAGGGCGTTACTAGGAACAGATTCTTCTACTTCGCCATTGTTATTGATAAACTCAAAAACAACCCTATAAGTATAAGTTCCAGCGGGTATAGTTGCGCCTGCTGAAACAGAGCTAGAAATAATATAGGGATTAAGTAGAAATCCTTGTTCATATAAAGATTCACCATCATAAACAAGAGGGAGAGCGCCGTTTATTATTGTGCTTCCTCCTAGTGTAGCTGTCATGCTTCTATTTGAAGACTCTTCAAAGTCAAAAGAGAATAAAGATAATCCGTAGAAGTTTTGAGGCTTAAAAACCGTCTCGGCCGCTTCGTTGGTTACAAAGTTAAATCCTGAAAGAGTCTTTGTAAAAAAATCTATCCCATAGCTTTTAAGAATTAACTTTTCCGGCCCCCAGTCGAATAACTTAGCTGGGGAGGATATACCCCTAGAACTACCTATATTAAATCTACCAATGCAACTAATGTCATCAATGAATGAAGTACCGCTTTTTGAATATTTGAAGCTTACTAGGTAAGAGTTTTTCTGTTCGCTGTTTCTTGATGTGTTACCTGAATGACAAGAAAAGTAATACCTATCAACGGAGTTAGTCTGCCTTAAAACAACATTAGAAGGTTGTCCCATTCCTGTTACATATTGAGTAGTGTTTAAAGTTCCTGCGTTACCTGTGAAGTTATACCTAAAAAATAAAATAGCGTCTTCGCTGTTATAAAGTGCAGGGTTACCGTAAACACTCATTAAGCCAATAGCAAACTCACTATCATTTTCATCATTGCTTAAAGTAATACTTTGGGCATAAGTAGGTTGTGGGGAAGGGACTATTGTAGTCGAGTTAGTTATTACGTTTAAATCTTCATCTAGGACGATAGAGGCCAGAGCGTTACCGTTTGTTTTGTACACTATAAGGAGTCTTCTTCCTGGAGAAAGGTTTGTATCACTAAGGCAAATGTCGTAAACATATCTTGCCGTACCTATTGGAGTAGTCGGCGTTACATTTACAGATGCTAATGGAGTTCCTGAGTAAGTAGTTTTAAGGACAAAGAATCTTCCGGCCCCGTCGATAGTTACAGCATAAATGTTACCATCGGCATCTTTCTTGCAAGCTAGAAGGTTAACACCTACCTGAACGGCCGCATAAGTATTAGTACTTAATAGAGTAGTGAACTCATAATCATAAACATCTAGGATAAGATTCCCAGCAGATATTCTAAATAATATTAACTTAGTGTTTATGATATTATCGTCTATTTCATCAATGAAGCATCGCCTTGCCTGTCCGCCAGTCCCCAGTCTGGTTGCTATCTGCCTATTACCTGTTTCCTCATCTAGTTTACCGAGTAGTAAATTTTCTGTGCTTGTTGGAGCTGGAACCGCCACCATTGCAGAGTAGAAATAAAACTTAAACTTACTAGAGTAAGCAAAGTCTTGATAGTAAGAGTAATCATTCCCTGAGTAGATAGTTTTCTTTCTCAACTGAGGAGGTAAAACTTGTATATCATCGCTAGATGTATCAGAGATGAACATGTCAGAAGATTTTATGTATTTATAAACTTCTTGATTACCTGCTTTTGGAACAACAACTATTTGATTCTTATTTTTCAATACAAAATCTGGCTGAATACTATCAAAGTTTAGAGATGTTACCTCATCAGGGTCTGTGATCGTCCCTTCTCTGTATATTCTTTTGGCTGAATTGGTGTAAATTGTGCTTCCACGTCTCTTTGTTATAGCACCAGTCTTTGAATAATCGGCGTTTTCAACGGTTAAAGCACCGTCAGAACCTACAGTTTTGTCGTCTGCTTTGGTGTTTAATGCTCCTGAAAGAGAGATATTAATTTCTTGTTTTTCCAATGCCATATTAAAACACCCATAGTTTTACTGTTACGTCTGCCGAAGTATTCAAGTAGAACAACAAAGAATCAGGATTTGCATTATCCCAAATGTCGCAAGTATCATTTTTGTAAATGATAATGTAACCGTTTGGAGTTCTGCCTAACCCATGTGGGACTCTGTTGGCCTGCCCACTCACCAAAGAAGCATTTATGATAATCCCATCTACAATAAACCTACCGTTTAGTTGATTTGTGTATTGAGAAATATTTTCTTGAACCCTATTTAGTTCTTGATTATCTAAAAACTTAATTGGTGAGTAAGGTTTTAAGGCCATACGTTGTAAATCTCCCTATTATAAATAGGGTTTACGTCCGTAATTACTGAAACCTCTCCCATATCTCTATTGTCTGCCATGATCTCAATTCTTTCCTTGAGGAAAGCAAGCTCTTGTTTCAGATCGCTAGTATCTGATTCTTCTTTGCTTCTCATCATGATAGACGCTCTGACAATGACGTACTCTTCCCATCCATTGTAACCATTAAAGCTGTCGTCATCCTCAGCAAGTAAAACTGTCTGAGGAATATAGTGTAGAGTTATCCTGTAAACACCAGTAGGTATTGGGACGAATCTTATTATATCCCCTATCATTACATAGCGAATATCGTAAGGCATCCTAGGGCCTGGATAGCGGTTATAGTTTCGCTCATGCCACATTAAAGGACGTAATGCCATGGGAGAATCAGGAGAGCGATAAAGGTCTACTCCACACATTTTGTAAAAGTCAGCTGGAAGGTTGTAGTCGCCTACTCCAGTTTGAGTATTTATGTCAAGGGAGGTTAGGAAGTAATGGGCGGAATCTTTAGAGATTAAAATATCCATCAATTCAGTTATTGAGCTGTTTATATACCTAATCAGCTCATCATCTGAAATAAAGCTATTATTCTCCATGTCTGCCCGTTCTCTACAGGCCTGGCGAAGTTCCGCCAATGTCATTACTGCCATATTAGTAACCTCTGCGGTATTTTACTTCCTCGTCATTTTCGCCATACTCTTCCGCCTCGCCTTCTTTCATTTCTTCGTGCTCTTCATCCTCTTTGATCTGCCAAAGTGATTCGATAGCATCAGCTAAACCCATAGCGTCTTCATTCTTAACAGCGGCAAGAATTTCCTCAGCGCAAGTTCTTCTTGCTACTGATGAATCGGTTTCAGTCTCTTTTTCTTTCTTATCAACTTCTTTACCTTCTTTCATGGTAGAAATAATAAGAGCACCGATACCTTTCTTTTTTCCCAACATTCCCATCATAATATTATCCTCACACGCTAGAATTTTTTAAAGTAAGTGTGAACATCAGTTCAATATCTTGCGCTGAATCTGTAGGAACAGCGGCGGCAAGTAAATTAACAACTACTGTTTTAGCAGTCGTTACACTATAAGAAAGAACTTGAGGAACTAGGTCTACAGGAGTAGCGGCAACAATTTGGAAAGAAGCATCTAGAAGTGAGTTCCAGCTATCTTCTAAAGTAATTGTGTATTCTCCGGCACCTGTTCTTGCTACGTTAGAGATAAGCTTACCGCTGAAAGCAGAAACTACCCCAGTAGTGTTTGTGATCGAAGCTTTTCCAAAAATGCTTACAACGGCATTTTCAGCACAAGCGGCGAATTGATTTAAGTATCTGTTGGCCATATTAAAATCCTCTTAGAAAAAAAAGGGAGAGCAGAATAAACCACTCTCCCTTTAAATTATTAACTATTAAGCAAGCTTAAGACGAATGTTCCAACCTGGAGCATTACAGCCCATCTGAGCGTAATATCCACATCGCACTTCAATGCTATCAGCATCAGAGTTACGAAGAACTCTTAAACCATCAAGGTTAAGAATACGAAGAGGCTCATTTAAGCTATAAAGTTTCCAAGTATCCATTTGAAGACCAAAAGCTACGTTTGGTAAGCAGTTTTGATCTGGAACGACTTTAATCATTCCGCGAGGGCCTGAAACTGTAATTCCACGGAAAGAAATTTGAGCATCTGTAGTTTTAAGGTCAACGTATTGAACCTTAGTTCCAAGAGCTTTTTCTAGTGAACCATAAGCTCCGTAGTTAACCATATAATGGTCAACACGTCCGCCTTCACGAGCTGAACGGTTTGCACCGTCAATCAAACCTTCCTCAATAGGACGATCTGAAACGTCTAAACGAAGTCCGCCTAAACGTGTATCAACTGAACGGTCTACTCCAAAGAAAGCTGTGTTTGTTGGTGCAGTAGCTGGAACCCATGCATCCAAACCTTTAATCTTAGCGTCGTAGTCACCTTGAACGAAAAGGTAATCAGCAGCTGCCCAGTCTTGAGCACCAAAAGAATCAAGGTTAGCTGACATAGTAAGAACGCCAGTGTCACGGTTTACGCCTACGATTGTAAGGGCGTTTTCTGTTCCTGCTGTGTTCTTAACTGTACCGCCGCCATCTGCTGTAGAAGCAACGATTTTTTGACCAACTTCAAAATTAACAACATCTTCGATGTTTGTTAATGGAAGAGAAGTGGAAGCAACAACTACTGTAGAAGCGATTTGGCCAATTGAGCCTGAACCATTTCTATACTCAGAAATTGCAAGTGAACGTCCTAAAGTTTTAAGAGCGTTATCAATTTCATAAGTAGCCGCTTGCATGAAAGCGTTAGCGTCTCCCATAGAAGCTTCAAGAGTTTCGTTGTCAATATCTGCTAATGAATAGTCATGAGCACGAGTAAGAACGAAATCTTTAATTTTAGAAGAAGTCTTGTTAGCTTTAGCATAAGCAAAACTTTGTGATCTTCCTTGTGGGTTTCCATAAGTGATAGGAATAGGAAGATTTTTTCCACCAAACTTAGTATATTTTGGCATAAGTGCCATCATAGGATTGTCTGCGTAAACCATGTTATTGATTCGCATAGGTACATAGTGCACTTTAAGCGCACTTGCAAAAGAGGCCATATCCAAACCTGACATATTAAAGCTCCATTAATTAATCGTTAGTAAAACGTATTAATCTGGCCGCTTCCCTTAAACTTTCTTCTGAATTGAGAGGTCTGTTCTCTTTTGGGGGAGTAGCAAAATTAAAACTATTATTTAAAGTTCTATGTACATTTTGCCGACTCGGTAGAATCTGTGGTGAGTCTGTCTGGGCTTCATCTTCCCCTAGAATATCTTCCGGAGGTAGATGCTTTTTGAACTTCTTCAGTCCTTTCATTCGATTATATTCTTCATCTGTTTGCTTCTCAAGATAATTTTCATAAGCTTGTAGAAGCTGTTTCAGTTCAGCTGGTTTACCATGTTCTTTCATGTATTCCATCTGCATTTCACCGATAACGTCAACACTACCATAGTTTGAGACTAATTCAAATTCTTCTGAGTTTTCTTGTATGGTTTTTTCTACGCTTGAAATCCATTCCCTGTAAGCTCTTTCGTTCTGGGCCTTCTGGGTTTCTTCGACTTCTTTTTGCCGACCTTCTTTTAGACCTTTGATCTCTTCTTTTAGTTCTTGGATGTAGTCTCTCATGCCAACAAAATCTTTCTTGAGTGATCTATACTCAGAATCTTTTGTGTATTCGTCACGATTGACTACATGATCAGTCAACTTTTCGTAGTTAAGGCCTTCTTTTTCTAGCCAAGCGAGAGGGTCTGCCTCTTTTAGGCGTCTGACTTCCTCTTGCTGTTTTTTCCATTCCTCGTACTCTTTAACCTTTGACTCATGCTCTTGAAGTGACTTCATTCTTTCTTGAGCTTGCTGATCTCTTAACCTGATCTCTTTTTCTTTACGAGAGAGAGCGGCAAACTTAGTGGCAAATTTGTCATCTTGAGGCGGTTGTTGTGGTGTAGTACCTCCTGCATCTGGTGTCTGTTGAGGCATTTCCGGTGCCATCGCTGGTACTGTGTCGAATCCCATAAAACTCCTTTATTAAATCTGGCCTTCTAGTGTTGTACCGCTTGCCTGTGTTGCTGGCATTT